ATCAGAGTTGATAGAGGGTAGTATACAAGAAATTGTAGGCAGTTTTATATTCTCGTAGGTTCGGATTGATACGCGGTCAACTTTAAAAAATTATAATTGCCGTAGTTAATATGCTATGTTATACTCTATTAAAATAAGGTTAAAAAAATGTCTCAAAGAAGAAAAATTGTAAACTACATTATTGATAATTTAAAATTAATAGATGGTACAGTATCTTCTTTAGATTCTGAGTATAGATTCAGTACTGACCTGCATACTAATGTTTACAGAGGTTTTAAAGGTATTGACGAAATAAATGATTTTCCTTGCATATATGTAGTAGCCGGAAATGAAACTAGAAACTATAATACCGATAACCTAACACTATCAAATCTACCTATTATTATTCGAGTATTTACATATACTGAAGAAGAAGAGCTAGTAAATAATTATATTGGTAACTTAATTCAAGATATTGAACACGTTATATATAACCTTCCTAGCAATTTAGACTTAGAAATTCAAGATATAATAATACAAACTATAAATTCAGACGAAGGACTATTAGCACCCTATGGCATTGTAGAAGTACAAATCCAAGCAAGCTATGAAGTCCGATTATAAGGAGACAATAAATGGCTAATTGCGGTCCTAATACCCAGGTAAACCTTCAAAGAAATACAGAAGTTTTCTGGTCAACTATCAACTTAAACGGAGGCGGCGATGGCGCCTCTATGAAACCACAAAATACTTGGAGGGTTGAAGTTTTAGCTGGTTATGCGTTTACTCAGAGCGCTACTAATCAAGATATTACAACTCTAGAATCAGGAAATACACCTGACCGTTCAACTCAAAGATTTAACACAGCTGTTAACCCTGTTGAGTGGAACTTCAGTACTTATATTAGACCTACTGGTATGGTTACTACAGATGGTACCGATTCTGGTACAGGAAATTCAAAGCCTGTTGCAGACTGGTTCCTATGGCAGTCTATGATGTCTAACGCTCGTATAGCCTCTAATGGCGCAGAAAATAGTGCTTGGGAAAGTAATGGTATTTTCAACCTAAAGCACAGAGGCATTTCTGATAACGCAGATATTGCTGCAGTATCTAACGCAAATGTTTCAGCTCACTCATCTAACTTCCCACAGATGGAAGAGTATAGCCTATACTTTAAAGTAGATAACGTAGTATATCAGGTAGGCCAGGCAGCTATCAACGAAGCAGCAGTAGATGCAGCTATCGATTCTATAGCCCTAACAGCTTGGAGCGGTTTTGGTACTCAGTTATTTGAATTAACAGGTACAGCTAGAGATGCAGCTATATCAGTATTCGGCGGTGTTGATAACACTGGCGCGTCTGTAGCAGCTAACACAACTGTAGATGTTGGCGGAAATGCTGCGCATCACTATCACCCATACGGTATTTCTAACGTAGCGGGGTCAAGTACTAGTGCTGCGTTTATTAAGAACCGTTTAAGCTCAATCAACGTTATCTCTGCTGCTAGCGGAGAGGCTAAGCCTTATACGTTCCCAGTTACTGGTCTTAACTGGACTTATAACAACAATGCTACATACTTAACACCAGAAGAACTAGCGTCTCTAAACTCTCCTATTGGTCAGTTTACAGGTTCTAGATCTGTTACTGGAAACTTTACAGCATATCTTCGTGCAGGCTCTAACCAGTCTGCTGAATTTATGAAAGATATTGTTACTAACACTGCTACTCAAACTAAAGGCGCCAGCGCAAACCTACAAATTGGTGGTACTACCACTCCGTACTTTGCCCTAAACATGCCAGCTATACAGTTTGACTTCCCATCACACTCTATTGACGATGTGGTAGGAATTACTGTAGACTTCTTAGCACAAGAGATAGAGCCTGCATGCGGCGACGAGTTTACTATATTTGTAAGCGACATTTAATTTATGACCGAGGGGGTTCATAAATTAAGATTTCAATGGAAGGCGATTATTTTAACAAGCAGCAGTACCCCCTCACAGGCTGTAAGTTAGATTAAATAATCGCCTTCACCTTTACCAAAAAACCAAACGAGGGGAATACCTAATGAGTTTAATTAAGAATCTAATGATAGGTGAAAAAGTAGTAGAAGTAGAGTTTCCGGACTCTGACGACTTCTATGTTAGCTTATCATACTTAAGCCGTGAAAAACTGCTTAAAATACGTAACCGCGCAATGGTAGTTAAGTTTAATAAACGTAGCCGTCAGCGTGAAGAAGAAATTGATAACGATAAGTTTCTTGAAGAATATGCTAGAGAAGTAGTAAAAGGATGGAGAGGTCTTACTCTTCGTGAGCTATCTCGTATTCTTCCTGTAGAAACTGCTGGACAAGATCTTAAAAAAGAAATTCCATATTCAGAAGAAGATGCCTTAGAGCTACTTAGAAATTCTACAATCTTTGACCAGTTTGTCACAGATTCTATGAATGATTTTGAAGCATGGGAAACTGAAAAAAACAGAGTCACAGACAAAAAACTAAAAAGGTTCATACAAGAAAAGCTCCAAACTAGGGGTATGACTAAAGAGCACTATTTTCTTATGTGTGAACAGATAGGTATCGAGCCTGATCCTGACGAAATACCCCTAGATTTTAATGATCTATCCTATGACGCTCAGTTAGCTTTAAAAGTATTTAATTCTCTGCCTGACAGGATAGAAGGAATGAGTGGGTCTTGGCTAGGAAAAGATTATTCAGGATTAGCAGTACTACTTGATATTTATGAAGTAGATAATCGTCAAGAAGTATTCGAACTTATGATGATTTTGACTAACGAAACTGACGCACACTATAAGCAGCAACAAAAGCAGAAAGTAAGTCAAAGGTAGAAAATGATTGGCCAATGTTAAGTCTAATATTAACATTAATGTTAAAACAACAGGCGCGCAACGCTCAGCTAAAGATGTAGCAGCAGTATCATCTGCTATTAATAGGCTGGGCGCCCAATCAACGCAAGCTACAGGTGCTTCTAACACCTTAGGTAAGGCACAAACTAGGCTCGGACAAGCTTCTGCATCTAGTGGAAGACAGTTTAGCTCACAGGCAGCAGGACTTGGTGGTCTCGTTGGCGCTTATGCAGGCGCCGCGGCCACCATTTTTGCTTTACAACAAGCATTCTCCGCTCTTAATAGAGCAGCACAAGTAGAAAATATTATTCGAGGTACTCAGACTCTAGCCGCACAAGTTGGTGAGAGCGGTAATAAAATAATAAAGAGTATACAGGAAATCACAGATAGTCAGCTTACTTTAGGTGAGGCCGCTGAAAAAGCAAACTTAGCACTAGCTTCAGGTTTCAGCACTAAACAAATTGAAGGACTAGCCTTTGTAGCTAATCAAGCATCTCGTGCCCTAGGTCGTAATCTAGGCGATGCTTTTGAGCGTGTAGTTAGGGGTACTGCTAAATTAGAACCTGAACTGTTAGACGAACTTGGTATTTTTACTAGACTTGATCCTGCAGTACGTAAATACGCTAAAGAGCTAAATAAATCTATAGGTGAGCTTACTGAATTTGAGCGCAGACAGGCCTTTGTTAATGCTGTTATTGAAGAAGGTACTCGTAAGTTTAGTGCAATAGATACTAGCGCGCCTTCCGCACAAAAAAGCCTAGAAAAGCTAAGTACTGTAGTAGTAGATATAGGTACTAAAGTAGGTGGATTACTAGCTAACGCCCTAGCACCACTAGCTGACTTCTTTTCTAAAGATATTACAGGCGCACTATCTATCTTTGGTATTATAGCTGGCCAAGTAACTAGAGTTGCTTTTAGAGAGCTAAGCGGCGCAGCTGATGGTCTAACTGCCCGACTAGGTAACTTTAAAGCAGGATTAATAGAAAGTGGCTCACAGAGTGATGCGGCTAGATTTAGCTTGTCCGCTCTTAATAGTACTATGTCTTCTCAGAGTCAAATAATAACTGACGGCACTAAAAAACAGAGAGAAGCTGCGGCAACTTTATTTGCGCTAGGTAAGCAAGGGGGCCTGTCTGCTTCTGACCTAGAAGCTTTTTATAAAGTAGGCATACAGCAGCTAGCAATCAAACAAGTATTGCAGCCACGGCACGCAATGAAATAGCGGCCTTACAGGCTAAGGGCGTAACAACAGCTACCGCACGTAATAAGCTAGCTCAACTTAACGTTACTCTTGCAGCTTCTACAGCAGCACAAGCACAGTTAACTAACTCATTAGCTCTCACGAATACTGCGATGTCTGCGGTAGCTTCATCTGCAGCTAGAACCTCTAAATCTATAAGCATATTAACAACAGTAGTTAGAGCAGCTAGTGCGGCTGTCCGTATTCTTTCTAGCGTTCTAAGTAGTGTATTTATTATTGCTGCTTTACTGCCTATAATAGAGAAAGTAATAGGCATTTTCCCTCGTCTAGAAGCTAAAATTAACGATATTAAAAATGCATTTTTAGACGCTAAAGAGGCTCAAAAATCGTACGGAACTGCTATAAGAAGTCTAGCACAAAATGCGGGTATAAGTGAGCTTACAAAAGATTATGTTGACCTAGGTAGAAGTACTAGAGATGCTGCTGCTACCCAAGAAGAAGTACTACGCTTCTTAACAGATATAGGTAAGGTAGAATTTCCGGCTATAAGCTCCTTAATTAATAGTTTTACTGGCGTATCTACTGCTGCGGCAGATGTAAGAACTAATATCGCACTAGTTCAGGGCGGTCTCGGGTTTTTAGGCTTAGCAGCAGCTGGTGTAGCCTTTGCTGTATCTAGCCCTTTTGCAGCAGTTGCGGTAGGGATTGGTGCAGCTGCAGTAGCGCTAGATGGTCTAGTCGGTAAATTTACTAGCTATGAGCCTAAAGTTGCAGGATTTTTTGAGGCTATATTTGCTAAACTAGGATCCGGTGCTAGAGAGATATCTAGTGTAGAACTACAACTTACTCAAGTAGTGCGTAAAATACAAGAGCTAGAAGGCGAATTAGCTAAAGCTAAAACTATGGATGAGTACTTAGCTATAAGACAATTTAAAGATTCTTTAGAAGCTGCTATACCCTCTATT